TGGTCTTGGCAAAGCGTTTGCTCATTTCCTGAGCGCCCGGCCAGTCCATGTTCTTCACAAACAAGTCACCCGCGACAGACCACAGTTGGGGATTACCCTGAAGCAGTTGAGCCATGGCTTCCAATGCCTCTTGGCGCTTGGTTGCGTAGCCGGGGCCAGTCGTGGCCACCACGTCGTACTTGCCAACACCGGGATTGTAGATTTTCTCTATAACCACCCCGTTTTCGTCAACAATCTTTTTGACTGGTTCGGGCTGCTCAGGGTTGATCTTGACCATTTTCGTTTCGCCATCTTCACCGATGATGCGGGCGATACGTTGTGTGTCGTAAATCTTAGGAATCAGGTCGACTAGCTGGCGCGCGACGTGACGAACTGCTCTAGTCAGGTTGTCACCGTAGTGGTACGTGCCTACATCGCCTTCACGCTGGCGTGCAAGAATGGCTTTTCCTGACCGTTCGTTGCCGCCAAGGCCGAGTGACGCGTCATATTGACCTGTTGTGGCCTTAATATCCTCAGATGCGCCTGCTTTGGCCTGTAATAGCCCGCTGGAGGCCATCGGCGGCTGCGCCCGCTGGGGTAGTGGCAAGACCGCGCCTTGGCCGTCTGTGACGTCTGGATTGACCTCCAGATAGGGCCAATTGTTCGTATTAGCCGTTTTCCACTTGTCTTCGTAGCCCTCAAACTGGCCGCCGTAGCCAATAAACGGTGCTTTAGGCGCCAAAGCAAGCATTTCAGCTTCTTGTGACACCCAATAGTTGTACATTCTTTGCGCATCTTTGGCGTTTCTGACCAAACCGCTGACATACAAACGACCGTCGACCTCAAATTCGTTACCAACTACGCGAATGACAGGAATCCATTTGCCTGCCCAGTCGTTTTGCTCCAAAATTTCGTAGCCGTTGATCTTGCAATAGCGAACTTTGGGGTTGACCGACTCACGGGTACGCTTGGGCTTACCGTAGATCATTTTGAACTGCTTGTCTTCAGGCGTACCCTCAAAAGCAGTGCCCCCACTGGGGTACATGTTCAGTTTGGCTTTTTCGTAGTCGATGTAGTAATAACTGGCAATGCGTACAGTGTCCTCATTGAGCCAGTTGCTGATCGACTGATCGCCAACACCGAGCGACTGCAAGGTAGAGATAGGCGCAGCGTCTGGGTACTGGCGCTCGTACTCTGCCTTGGTCAAATCTTCAGTGATAAAGCAATACTTAGCGTCTGCGCCCGTTGGGTCTTGGATCAAAGGATCCATGTAGACGCTGAACGAGTTACGAATGCGGCCAATTTTAATGTCTTGGTCAAACGTGTTGGGGTCGCAATACTCTGTCATCAGCGTGATGTAACCTTCGCCGTAGGCGACTTGGTTTTCACACGCTGTGTCGTACGCTACGTCTGCGTCTGACATGTATTCGATGTGGCGAATCATGCCGTTGAAAATCTCAGCCACCTGCACGTCGGCGTTGTCGTCCACTGGGATGACCTTGGCGCCGGGGCGGTTCTGACGCATGTCATTCGTCACCTGACGAACGTGTTGCGGCAGTTTGTTGATCGTCAATGTAGGTCTAGCGTTGATCGTCTGGCCTTGCACTGCGCCACGCGTGGCCAATACGTCAGCAGGCCATTGCCAATGGTTGTCAGGTGAGCCTGCATAAAAGCGCAGATCGTCGATTTCGTCTTCACGTGACTCCGCTAAGGCACTCACAGCCATGTCCAAACGTGCCCGTGCGACGGTCAATATGTCAGAGTCACTCTTTGGTGGTTTGCCGCCAGCCGCTACGTTAGCGGCGGCGACCATGCCTGTTGGATCTGCTGCCATCTTATTTCTTCTTCATGGGCGCGCGCTTGACCGCATACGCGATAGCCACGGCTTGTTTGACCGGCTTGCCGGCCTTGACTTCAGCGGCGACGTTTTTGCGGAAGGCTTCAGGTGACTTTGATTTGACGAGTGGCATTATGATCCCATCCAAGAAGTTGCAACCACGCTCCTGTCTGAATACATGCGGCGCTGCGTGGGTTCACGCGCCTCACGGTGGGCCACGGGGTAGGCAAACGTCACACAAATCGCATCTGCTGCGTCAGGTGAGGCCAGTCCCCGTGCTTTCATGTCCTTTTTCGACTCTAAGAAGATTGTACCCTTAGAGTCGGGCTTCATCATAGGCGAAATTAGATCAGTTTTGAGAAATCTGTCAAGCGGAATCGACGCCCCTTTAAGCCAATCTTTCATGGCACCCCACATTTCAGCCCTTTTATTACCGTACATGATGGGATTCTTAGACTTGCTGCCAAAGTTAATGCCCTTGACCTTGTAGCGCTGCTCTTTCAAACGGTCGACAATGCCAGCCCCTAAGCCACCTTCGTCAATCACGACCAGCGTGGGCTTGTATTCTTCTATGACGTCAATCACATGCCCGACCACCGTCATGGTGTCGTCGCCTCGGTGGCGCCTGATTGAAACAATGTCCCGTCCTTGCCTGACGGCGATGACTGTCGCGTCAGCGCCAAACCGTGCTGGGTCTACGCCGATCACTATTGGCGCGGATAGGTCTTTGTACGCCGGCCGTTTCATTGCGTCGTCTACTAATAGGGCTGATATGAACTGATCGTCACCCTCAGATGGGAACTGACCGTACACCTCGACGTGCGCCTGCGCTGAGTCTGGGCCGTATTCGTCAATGATTTGCTGGTACACCTGTTTGTCCGTACCCTCGACAGTTCTTGCGTCCACCACCTTGGTTGACCAAAACTCCCGTTTGGAATTAAACGCTTCGTAAAAGTACCCGGTGTTGCGCCGTGGGTTGCTAAAGGCCATCCAGAACCTGTTGGGCGTGTTCTCTGTGAAGAAGCCAGACGTGACCGCCCAGATGCTGTCGTCAATACCAGACGCCTCGTCAAACACGACCAGCACACCGTCAAAATTGTGCACACCTGCGTACGCGTCAGGATTCTCCGCTGACCAGAGCCTGCCTTCCACGCCCCAGTAGCGTGTGCCCTTCTTGAGATCACGCTCGACCAGTTCCGTGAGCCACTTAGCCGGCATTAAACGCGTTGCGGATACCTCAAACCAGTGGCTGTTAAGCGCCATCGCTAACCACTTGGTTATCTCGGCCCAAGTTACGCTGCGCAACTGTGACTCACTGTTAGCCGAGATGATGGTCGTGGAGCCTATTCGCGTGGTCAACATCCAGATGGTGATCCATGAGACTAGCGCCGACTTACCAATACCACGGCCCGATGAGACGGCGCTTCTCAGCGTGTCGTAATCCAGTTTGCCGTTGTTCTGCTTAATATGATCTGTGATCTGCTGCAAGACCTCGCGCTGCCACTTGCGTGGGCCAGTGAAGTGTTCCAACGGCGTACCGGGTTGTTGCCACGGAAACGCAAACATAACAAACGCCAGTGGGTTGTCCTTGATGGCTGGCGCCCACAGACGCGCCATGAGTTCCTGTTCGTCTTCAGCGCTGTATATGGTCGATTGCATGCGTAGGGGTTTCTATTATGTTGGCGTCTTCTACCGTAATGGCTCGCTTAGTTGCCTCGGCCAATGCGCCTGTGATGGATATGCGCTGATCCACCTCAACAGATATGGCTTGTTTGGCCACCCAGCCGTGTTGGTGCTTCAAGACTTCAAGCGCCATCTTAGCGTCGCCTTCTAGGGCGGCGGCGTGTAAGATTTTGGCCATTTCTATTTCACCGTCGGCTTTGCCTTTTTGCGCGGCCATCTCAACAACAGGGTCAAGTTGCGTGAGTTGTCGGTATTCGGTGGGCAGCATGCCGGCAGCCAAGGCCAGCGTGTCGCCTTTGAGGCCAAGTTTGGCGGCGTCGTACACCGCCTTCAAGCGCGACTCTGTCGCTTGCACCTTGCGCGGTGTGAATGGTATTGAATAGAACATAGGCTCTCCTGCACTTAGCTTTAAAGTGTGTGCTTGCAGTTTACAACAAAAAATAAAATTGTTCACGGCCCGTACGTTTTCGTTGGCCCTTAGCCGCCGGCCCTACCCACCCCCCTCAAAGCAAAATGGCCATGTAGCCCGTAGGGTCTTTGCTTCGTGGTCATTGTGGGTCATGGTTTTGCGGGTCATGTTGCATCATGCAAAAACCATGCGCCCGCATGATGTGAGTCATTGTGAGTCATGACCTTTTTATAACTCACGTTGACTCACGCGGAAAAGGTACAAACTTTGTGCGTGCAGTTTGTGGGTCATGTGTGCAGTCGTGAGCGGTACTTTCAAGCGCGCCCAGAACGGTAGCCTTACACCATACTTACACACACATATTTTTTTTGAGTTATAACAAAACACTACCCACAACAACACACAATAAGGTTTTTTCCTTTATTTATATAGCCTCCCGCGTGAGTCATCGCGGCACGTTTTCACTACCCACGCAAAACCACAATGACACACACTTTATGCAATTTGTGCATAAACACAATTTATTTGCAATTAGGTGTTGACAGTGTAAAAGAATCCCTTACAATACATACATCGGCACAAAAACAGTCGATATAACCTTAACTAAAGTAAAGGCACATCATGAGATTCGCATTTATCCCTAAGGCTCAATACACCATTGGGCAAATTATCCAAGTTCATGGGCGCGATATGCGCGTTGAAAGTTTCACACACACTGGGCGCAATTTGATCGCGTGCACATTAGACGGCGCGCCCAAGTTTCAACGCGTTGCGTGCATCTGTACCGATTCGCCCGCGATCCAAGGGGTGACAGCATGAAAAACAAATTTGAAACACTAAGCGAAGCCCTCGAATCGGAGAATATCTCCCATATGTGGGATTTGCGCCCCGTTGCATACGATCAAACGCTAAGTTTGACATTTGATGACGGTACGCGGTACGGTCATTTTGTGAGCGTTTACCGCGATGAGCGCGGCCTGTACGAACGCCCCGTTCATTATAAAAGGGGATAAGCATGAAAACAGCAAGCTGGGTGATTGTGAACCACGCAACCGGCGCGGCGATCTTTGAAACATTTAACGAAAAAACGGCGCGCGCTATCAATGCGCAGCTGTACCGCGCCGTTCCAATTCTCGAATATTTGCAAGGACTAAACAAATGAACAACTTTTATGACATCGCCGCCGCCGTAGTTATCGGCTTACTTTTAACCGTGGGCGCGTTGGCCTATTTTGATATTCTTTGGAGTTAAAAACATGACTGATTTATTTCAAAACTTCCAAGGCGCGGACATTGACCGCCTTGTTTTATGTATCCAAGCCGCCCGCGCCGCCGGCCTTAGTATTGATAAATACACTTCCGCAGGTGTTAACGACAATTCCGGCAATGTATGGCTAGCGTCTGAGGACTGGCCGGGTTGCGTCTATTGTTCCATCGGTTTTGACGTCCAGTGGAATTATTCGTGCATGAACTGTGGCGAAGAATACGATTTTGACTCTTATCAAGAAATGATCGAATTTGAGCGCGCTCAATATGAAAAGCACGACAGCGAATGTGACGCTTGCGCCACTGAGACGGAGGCCGCATGACTAAATTAGAAGCATATAAATATTACACGGAAGAACTAGCCAAGCATGGCTGGCATGTTTTGCACATGTTACACGTTGACGACATTAAAGATCGCATCAAAGAAAGCGCAGACATTGTAGAAATGCCCTCAGACGCGATTTTGAACGATGTTTGCGCTTATGTTGCAAACAACTATTGTTTTGAAGATTATTCTTTTTGTGTTGACTGGGCAATAGATATGACTTACGAATGGAAAGAAGCGACAGCATGAAAACATTTTTAGTCCAATACGTACGCATTGAGCATCAAGTCTATTTTTTAGAAGTAGAGGCCGAGGACGAAGACCACGCCGAGGACGTGGCCTCCGACGAATTCACGGGAAGCGAAGACTACAAAGTTGTCCACGCCGAGGAATTTATTAACCAAGTAGATGAAATTAAGGTAACAGCATGAGCAAAGAACAACTGCACGCGCTAAAAATGGCGTTATTCCTTGCTCAATACTTTGTAGAGGAACATCAGGACGACGGCACCGAGCAATGGCACATTGACAATGAGCGCGTCATTTTAGCGCGCGAAATATTGAAAGAATTAGAGGCGGCACAATGAAAACTTTTGAAGTTTGTTTTAAATATGAGACTTGGGCAAATTACACCGTAGAAGCGCAAGATCAAGCCGAGGCCGAGCACATTGCCCTTGGGATGCTCCAGCGCGATGAGGGCGACTATTTGCACACGGGCGAATGGACTGATACGACAGTGGAGGAAATATGAGCCATTACGACAAAACTCACGTGACGTTTCACCGTGGCAACGCCTTCACGCCCGAGGGTATAGACGCCGAGCCGTTTGCCACGCTCACAATCAATGATCTAGTTGATCGCAAATTAGTTGAAGCGATCTGCAACCTCATGCGTAAGCACGTCAACACTGAGCATCAAGATTTTTGCAACATCAAAATTTCAACTGAAGATTGGGACAGTTAATTATGAAACACACTGAAATTTTATACGGTTTTATGACTCACGGCGCGTTTGACGTGGGCGGCAACGCCGCGCCGATGGTAATTATTCACCGCGTTGACGAACGCGCCATTATGAACCCCGTAGACGTTGACGAATATATGACCGCCCAAGGCCATGACAGTTATTTGATCCCGTCTGAATTTAAGGGCGAAATTGTCTATTCAAAAACTTTTTTTAAGGACTTACCATGATTACTTTTGAACACCACGGAATAACTGTTAAATGCAAACCCGAGAACGCCGCCGAGTACCGGCGTTTGATGGACAAGCCGCCCAAGATTAAGGTTAAGGTTGACCGGCAGCACGACAGCATGAAGCGCGATTTTCCGGCGTTTTTTGCGGGCATGGACACGGCAGATTACCTAAGCCGTTACGCGAGTTTGAATAACCGCCTACTTTTAAGCGCGTGGAAGTTTGACCACGAAGACCAAGCCGCGCCCATGTTGGACGCCACAACGCCCGAGGTGCTAGAGGAACTCGACCCCGATTGGGTGCCCACGGCTAAGGCGCGCAAGATCACGCCCAAGCAGGCCATTGTGCAAGCCCTTGACGCCCTCAAGACGGGCGACATTGACATGGCTCAATGTATCTTGACGGAGGCGCTTAAATGAACCCAGTTATTCAGGAAGCATTGGCACCGTTTAGGCCGTTGACCTACACCGAGCACTATTACGTTGACTTAGGCTATCGTTACGAACTAGGCAAGGCCGAGGACTACGAATACAAACAAGCGCAGGCCGAGGGCGCGCAGGCGCGCCGGTTGCTTAACAGGGGTGCAATGGAGGCCATGATGCGATGATTCTATTGTTAGCGGTTATACTGGCGGCGTTGATTGCCATCCTTCTTGATCTATAGAAGTTAAGCCCCTAGCAATAGGGGCTTTTTTTTACTTCACAAGCCTGACGAGGGACGCAATTTTAGACTCAGGCATTGACTGCACCATGTCTCTCAATTCTGATTTGCCACGGTTAACCATGTCAGGCGCGGCGTAGATGTGCTTTTTAGTTGTATGCGCCCGCGACTTGAGCAAGCCCATGTCAACCCAGCCCGCCTCACGGAACGCGTGCAACAAGGCCGCCACGGGCAGTTTCATGCCGGTAGGGGCTTGACCCGTCAGACGGTCGCAGACCGATTGCCAAGGGCCACCGAGCACGCCGGAGGCAAACTCACCGATACGCGAGCGCATCATCTCGACAAGGAACGACTCAGCACCACTCATGCCAGTCTCTACCATAATGGCCTTGGCCTCAGTCATTGGAGGCGCAGCACCGGCGTTAAATGCGGAGACGTCACGGGAGGCAAGCCACGCCGCTACCGCCGCAAACCCGCCGGATTTGTACCACGCCCACATACGGGCGGCGGCCTCAGAGTCCATGCAAAAGGCGTTAGACCATAAGACGAACCAACGGCGGTCATTGGATGGAATTGTGATCGCCATGCGCTCGTTTGAGAACGCCACCACTTGCAGGCGGTTCACGGCCTCATACGGTGCTAGACCCTTGCGCTGAATAGACAAGAACTCAGGCGGCGCAGCAATCACGGGTTTTAAGCTATTTTCAAGGGCGCGGCGGTCAGACGCCTCAGGCTGGCGCAACTCATTGATGATGAGCACCTCACACTCAAGGTGATAGCCCCAAGGCGTTGACAAGTCTTTATTGTCCAGCTTTTTGACGTTGGCAAGCGAGTCACCACCGATTGCCCAAAAGAACGGTGCCCACATGGTGTCCTTGCCTGAGCCGGGGTGCCCGCCATGCAACACGGCGTGATTGATTTTCTTATTTGGATGCTGAATTTTGAAGGCCATCACGTTCAAAACATGCTCACGCTCAATGTCGTCAGGAATCATGCGCTCAACGTGGTCAAGCCACGGCGTAGGGTCAACTCCCGCAGCCACGGACGGGCGGGCGTCGCGCCAGCGATTGCCATAAACCAAACCCTCACGGGCGCAAAGGATCGTCTCGCCGGGGGCGTAAGTCACGCCCACAAGGGTTTTTGCGCCTTTGCCTTGACGGTTCTCATCGAAACAAACAGACGCTTCAATTTTGCGTTTGACGTTGTTAATTGATCGGCAGTTAAGGTGACGAAACAAGGCGTTAAAAGTACCACGCCCAATTTCACGGCGGTCTTGCATGTCAAAGTAAGAGTCATCGTCTTGGATGTACGCAAAACGCTCCCACCAGCCATCTTTTTCAATGCGCCCTAGTTCTTTGCGCTCAACCTCGGCAATGATGGCCGCCGCCGCGTAAGGGTAAGTTTCATTAGGCGTTAGTTTGGAAAGTGCCATATCCATCGCCGAGGCCAATAATTCCTCGCGCAAGCCGGGCGCATGCTTGGGGCCGCCATTCTCATCGACCCACTTCAGAAACGCGTTAGAGCCAAAGTCAACGCAGTGGCTATGCAGGCAGCAGTAGGCGCGATTAGCGGGCATATAACGGCCTTCAGGGTTGCCGTCGGTATGGCTAGCTGAGTTGGGGCACATCACGCCAGCCCAGCCCTCTTGATTAGGTTTAGACAGCAGCAGACCTTGGCCACTGAGCCACGCCATCACATCGTCAGCGCCATCGTCTGACAAGCGGATAGGTTTGAAGCCAACAGAGTCAGCAGGCGCGGGGACGACACCCAAGGCGGTGCAAATTTGGTCGAGCGTAAAATCACGCGATGGGTGAAACTCCACCAGCTTGGCGGCAAAGTTGTTGCGGTCGGGTTTTAAGTTGATTGAGCCGGGCAAGCGGAAATTGCGCACGGCGTTGATGGCGCCCTTGTCGGTGTAGCCTGCATCGGCGATGGCTTTGATGGCCGCGCTGAAGTCACCCTTGGTGGGTTGCTCAGAGAAGGCATAGCCCCACTGGTATGACCCCTCAGACGTTTCGATCTTCCACGTTGGCTCAAGCGGCGGGATGGCCGCCTTCGTGCCCACGTCGTCTAGCACCATCACCAACACATACTCACAGTTAACCGCAGACGCGGAGACGTGGCCGTCTTTGAAGCGGTCGATAATGAAGCTGGCGGTGTTGCCGTAGATTGCCCAGTCGGGTTTGATCTTGGCCGTTGGCAACATAGCCGGCCATGTGCACTTGATCGCGCCATCTGCATGGAATTGCAGTTCTTTGCCGATGGGCTTCTGGCGCACGATCAGCGCAGTCTCACCTTCAGGGGCTAAGGAAATTAAAAAGTCTAAGAAATTCATGTTGTTGCCTTTATAAATTATTTACCATATCGAGCCATCACCTCGACTTCAGCGTTCAAGGGCAGGCCGTCTGCCCATGCTGGCGCCGTACACATCACACGTTTTAATTCTTCTGCGGCGTTGGGGTTCGCCGTCTCAAGCACAATCTCGTCATGCACATGCAGCACAACGTCGTCGAGTTGGCGCAGGGCGTGGCGAAGCAGATCGTTGGCCACTGCCTGCGTTACATTTTCACATGCCAAGCCTTTCCACAGACGGGCGCGTGGCCATTCTTTTGCATCTTGCGCCGGCTTCCATGCCGCTTTGGCATAACTGACACCCTCTGATTCCAATTTGGCATAGGGGTAGCACAAAATGCGCCCTGACGGTAGGGCATACCATAGGTGCAGGCCATCATATAAATATGTTATACGGCCAGCCTTAAATTCACGCCCTTTGTTTCTCATTGCTCGGGTGTACGATTCCTCAAGTGCTGACCAATAAGGAACAGCCCACCCATTAGCACGCCGCCAGCCGTCAACCATGCGTTTGGCAACAGGTTCAGGAAGACTGATCCCATAAGCCCGACCCATAGCAGC